GTAGGAAAGGTTGGTTATATTGAAGGTATTTCCAATATAATCATTAAAAATTTGAATGCTTTAGCGGTTGAAAAACGACCTGTTCATTGTACTGACAAAAAGAGAGAAGTTATGTATGTTAAAGAGGATAATGTTTGGGAGAAGGAAGACGAAGCAAACAAGAAATTAAGAAAAGCAATTCGGAAGATTGCTCATAAAAATATTTGTATGTTCAAAGCATACAGAGAGAAATACCCCGATTGCGAGGAATATGATTCTAAGAAAAATAGTCAATACAATACAATCATCTATGAGTCCATGGGAGGAAAAGGGGATAATGATTATGAAAAGGATACCAAAATCATTAAGAAAATCGCCAAAGTAGTTGGGATTGAAAAAAATTAAAGAATTTAAATATCTAAACTAACTGTATTACTAGCAGACTTTTGACGTCTTCTACTGCGTTTTGGCATATTAACATCAGATTGTCCTTGTAATTCTTTTAAATCTTCAATACTAATTGTACTATTTCCATTAGTATTACTGTTACCGACGCCGTTACCGTTATTCGTGGATTGCACCCCACTGTTTTGTTGCACAGAGTCTTGAATATTAATTGTTTTAGTTTTTAATCCTGATAAAATGTCTGTAATATCACTTGGACCCTTCATTTCTGCTCTAGGTTGTCTTCTGGATTTCTCTTGAAAATCCACAGGTCCAGAGGCACTTGCACCCCTTTGATAACTTTCCCTCATATTAATACCATCATCTACAAAATTACTGCGACCTAAGTTCAAGTCAGGTCTATTTGCAAAATTGTTGTTACCTGGTCTTCCTTGAGGAGGCGGCATTGCATTTGGACCTTGAGTAGCCATGGGAGGTGGCGGTCCATTTCCTGAACCCATTTGCATTTCAGGATTCATTACTCCTGACATGAATCCCGAAAAATTTGGACTAGTTTGCGCCATAGAATTTACAGCAGCGTTTTGAAATTGACGCATTAAATCAGGGTTTTGACGCAAAATATCGTCCATTCCAGGCATGGCGCTCTTAAACATTGTATTTGTCAAGTGAACCATCATAGCACTACCACCCAATTGAAATAATAATTTCAATTCAGGCGCCATAGATGCTCGCGATTTGTATTTTTCATATAATTCGGCAAAAATTTCATCATAATCATTAATATTTTCGTTCACTTGCTCACTCCAACCATCCAATTTAATATCAAAAGGGTCAAAACGGTTGTTTAAAAATTCAATACCGTTAATAGCAGCCATTAGCATATTTCCTTGGAACTTAACAGAGTTTTGTTTGCTTTTCTCTTCCATGATGGTTTCATATTCACCCATCATTTCTGCTAAAGAAGATTCCATGTTGTACTTCTTTGATAGTTCAACGCCCTTCTTTTCCAATCCTTCCAACTTTCTTAAATATTTGAATTTTTCTCTTAGCAATTCTTCTTTTGATAACTGAGGACCAGATGTAGATGATACATTTTTATCAGGATTTAAAGGAACATTATTGAATTTACCATATCCATCCCAAGTTTTACCATCGTCTAATGTCTCTGCTGCTGAAGCGCCTAAACCAATACTTGGTTCGTCATTAAATCTAACACCTCCCGAAAAATTATTTGAATCGTCTGTATCAAAATTATTGCTGTTACTATTACCATAGTTAGAAGAAAATATATCTGATTTTGATTTGAAACTGTGGCTAGGCATATCTTCAGCCAACTCATTCAATTCATTTTCTAAATTATTCAAATCGTCTAAATCTATCTCACTTGTAGGTTTAATATCTTTAATTTTATCATTCATTAAAAATTCTAAACCACCTCCAAAATTTGTTGTTTTTGTTTGTTTAAAATCATTATCATTGTTCAAATCCAACTCAGAAATCTCAATTATATCGTTCATTATTGATTTAATAAGAACATTTAATTTTAAGTAATACGAATTAAATATATATAAATTTTAATTCGTATTCAAAAATATTTTTACAAAAATAATAAAATTGAAATGTTTATACTTGAAATAAGTAATTCAATAATAAACTACGTAGTAACAATTAACTAACCAGTAACAAATCGTCATCTCAAAATATTAACTGAACAAAATGAATACCGCTAATGTTATTTCTAAAAAACCACATTGGTTTGACACCTATCAAGAAAACCTAATTGAAAACATTAAAATAGAAAAAAAAACAGAAAAAAAAGCACGCAAAGAAGAGAGACGCGCATTAAGAATTTTGAATAAACTACCTGAAGATATAGTGAAACTATGTTTAGAATTTGTTGATGAGAAAATAAAAAGAGAAAACCACATGACAAAAATGACTAATTTATTCAAAAAATATGTTGGAAATCTAGATAATCTAAATTCAAATAAATACGAAGAGTATCCTATTTACAAGTTACTAAAAAAAATCCCCCAAAAAGCTTTAATTAAGTTTATAAAATGCGGAACACCATCTAGATACTATCAAAAAGTATACAATCACACTTTATTCAATAATTACAAAGTGAAGAACGCCTTGTATAAAGTTTTGGTAGATCGTTACGAAGGACATAATAATTTACATTCTTATACATGTGCATGGGAAATAACAAAATTGATTGGAGCTTCGTTCAAAGAAATAATGATAGACGGTGAAAATCTATACAATACAGACTTCAAAAAATACAAAGAATACGATTTACATTTCAAAAAGTATGAAAAATATACTACACGATTGATAAACAGCGTTGTTTATTTACATAATAAATACACAAACTAAAAAATAATAAAACAATAAAAATTACAAATTCTGTTTATTGATAAACCACATACCTTGTAAAAAAGAATCGGACAAATCGTCTTTTTTTTTATGCACATTAAAATAAGATAATTGATTGTTAAATCTATGGTCTGTTGTCAAAAATTCTAAACATTTTGTTATTCCTTGTTTTTTTCTTGATTTATAATCACTATTTGTGTTTTTATCTTCTGTTTTATATTCTTTTAATTTATTTATGGAAGAAACAAATTCAATATGCTCAGTGTTGTTATTCATAATAAAATATTGTGCAATCATTCCTTGTATTGTTTTCATGCGATTTGCTATTGGACTTATTTGATTTTCAATCAAAACATAATCTATTTTATCTTCTATTGGAAAAATTTTATTGAACTTATTTTTAATATTTTTACCAATAGTTATCAAATCTATTTGAGATGCATTCGTAGTTGTGATTTCTTTGAAACATTTATTACTAATGTATTCATTTATTTTGAACAATAAATCATTTTTCTTAATCGGTTTTTCATAATGAATATTATATTTATCAGCAATTTCTATAAGCTTTTGAATTTTTTGTTTATTAATAAAGCTCGGTCTTAATTCACTTGTTGGTATTTGATAGTTTTGTTTTTTTGAATGTTTCAAACAAAAATAACTATCATTTAATGTGTACTTTGCAGGCTTATTGCATATAATACCATTTTTTTCTGTACACTTGCAGTTTTGTATTTCATCTTCTTGAGATAAATTGATAATATCCCACTTCATGATACTAAAATAACTAGATTCATGTGGTTTTTCAAAAAGACAAAATGCTAAATTTTTAATACCAACATCTATGGATAAAATGCGACTGCACATATACATAAAGAACTATATATTCTTTATGTATTTATTTTGGGTCTTTAGTTTATGGATTTGGAGTTCTCGTTGGATTTGCATTTTGATAATGAGATGGATTGATTACAGGCGCAATCATTCTTGCATTTAATTGTTCTCTAGATAAATAAGGATTTTTTAAATCACTATTAGAATATCCATATCCAGGTGTATTTGTATCATATATATTTCTAAAGGTATAAGGTACATTACTTGATGGGGTAGTATTTGTTTCGGTGTGTGGGTCCAAACCTAAATCATAACAAGCTTCAGTAGAGTTGTATTTCATTATTTGTAAACCATTTTGTTGTAAATATTGACGGTAAGCCCAATTAGATTGAATATTTTCTTGTTGTTGTATACGTTTATTGACTACTGCATCGGGTTGCCATGATGCGTAATTACGACCATCTGCCATTATTGGAGGAAAATTAAAATGACTATTATTGGAACCTGAATAACAAACTGCCCAGGACATATCTTATTATAATATATTATAATTATATTATTATAAGATATAAATTTAATTTTTGAATTTATTCTACGTTAAGTAATTTGAGCAAGTCTTGTTTCTTTAATTTTGAAGAATCTGATACTAGACCTTTTTCTAAAACAATGGATTTTAATTTGTTCATTGATAATTTTTTATAATCAATTACTTCTACATTTTTATTTTTTGTATCATACTGTTCTTCTAAATTAGAAATATTGATTGATTTTAAATTATCTGTTACGTGTTCAATAGTTTCAATAGTTTCAATAGTTTCAATATTTTCATTTTCGTCTTCGTTGTCAGATAATTTATTGAAATCAATATCTTCTAAATCATCATCATCGTCCTCTTCATCATCGTCCTCTTCATCATTATTATCGTAACTTTCATTAATAGTATTATTATTTAAATTGTCTAAATTTAAAACTTTAATATCGTTCTCATTTAATAATTCATTTATAGTAATGTTTTTACCAATATCATAATCTTCATCTTCGTCATCGTTTTCGTCTTCGTCTTCGTCATCATCGTCATCATCATCATCATCATCATCATCATCATCATCATCATCATCATCATCATCGTCTTCGTCATCGTCTTCGTCTTCGTCATCGGATACAGGAATTAGTTTTTCTTCTAAATTAATTCCTTCTGTAAATGGG